TTAACTAACGCTTATGGCGCTATGCGACCTATCAGCTAAGTCTAAACTATACACTATCTCTGAAAGCATAATTCCATACGCGTAGCGTCCATTAAACTGTTCTCCAACGTAGCATAATATGTTCTCAGTTTTGTAACTTGGATATATTCGAACAGCGCGTTCAAGAATCGGCTTTATTCTATATACAAGCACTTCAAAATGTTCTTCGCATAATGTAGACTTGAATATTTTATAGGCTTTATAAAAATCAATCTTAGGTATGTATTCAATGTGGTGGTATAAGTGTTCCCCGTAAAAGTTTATTATGCAGGCTACACCAAGCTGACACGTTCCGATCGTATAATTTTTCACTGGTCTTTTTATGATTAAATTTAGAGCAATAGAAATTATAAGTAAAGAGTACTCTCCCAATCTAATAAACAGAGGGCGGCATTTGGTTTCAATTAAATAAATAGAAACCAACAAATTATGTGGAAATCCATTATTGCGTTCAAGCGCAAGTAGAGCACTGATTGTGCGTCTATATTTTTTAAGTCTTTTGGAATCCACAATCGCTTCAATCGTAATATTTTTCATGCCTGATATTTATAATTTAAGAATATCATTAAGAAAACTATCTGAGCTTTTTCCTCCTGCTTTAGCAGACTTCCACAAATCCTCTAACTCGCGTTGGTATGAATCGCTTCCGGTCATCTTTTCCACTGGCCGATCTAAAACAGTTTGTAGCGCAATTTCATAAATTATTTTGAGATCTTTTTGTTGATATGCAAAAATAATTAAAAGGCCGCCATTGATTTCGACACAATATGAATCATATTCAAGCAACATCGGCCAATAATAATCATTTTTACGTGAATAAAAATATTGGTGCGATCCGATCAGATATCTACGTAGGGATTCATTTTTGTATCCATCCAAATAATTTGGGATTCTAGACCATTTAATCTCCTCACTTACAGTTAGGTCAAGGAGTTTGTTTATAACATTTAAATTAAATTCCCCACTGTTCATTTTCGACTGCCTCCTCGCGTTGTAATATTGCTATTATATCATTATATTTTAAAAGGATATCACTGAAATGCTGCTTTGTATCTGAGCTAGGTGTAATAATTTGACTTAAAAACGCTCTAACAGTATTAATTTTTTCTTTTTCTTGATAAGATAGCTTCAAATCTTCTCCGTAAATTGTTGCTAGTGCATTGTCTACCTTTGGAACCGTATCAGCAAAATAGGCTGGATCTTCTGTTAAAAGATACATTCTGTTGTTCGACAAATAATCAATTATGCTTTTTCTTTTTTTTGCAAAACTTCTTTGACCAATAAATGTTTGCATTTCAGCATTTATGCTTTTTGTTTTACTAAAGATTATAATTGAAAAAACAAGGCCAACAGCTCCAACGCCTAGTCCGAGAATTCCAACCACCAAGCCAGCAATGTCCACACGCTCACGCCCAATAATCATTATATTTTCATAATGATATATTATTCGGCAATTATTGTCAATGAACTTTAATAACAATATTTGCGCATATCAAAAACGCCGGGAGCCTACCATCTAAGGTAAGCCCCCGGCGATCTTATTATAGCCCACCCTGGATTAAACGCTTTTCGTGGTCGTCAAGCTGGTTGTCCTGCTTTTCCTCATGCTTCCAAATGCGGTCATGAGATTTGCCGTTGTCCGCAGTCAGCACAGCAACCTCTCTTTGCAAGTTATCCACTACGACAGTAAGCGTGGTAATGGATTTTGTTAATGATACCATTGGCCTTACGATGGTTGCAACTAGCCCTGCCAGCGTAACAATTACCAGAACCACGCTCCACTCCGTCATGGCCTACTCCCCCTTGTTAGCTATTTTTTGTGCCTGTGTGCCAAAGTAAAAGGCGATGATGGTCGTGTAAATAGTTCCAAACGGCTCCGGCATGGTTCCGCTGATTGACAGATATGCAAACACTCCGGTCAATGCGAGTGTAATAATCGATTTTACATCGATGAGTTTTGCCAGTTTCTCTTTCATAATATGCGCCTCCATTATTTCATGGCCGCAGCCATTTTTATGATCAGAGTCTGGACGTTGGCCGTGCTGTACAGGCCGTCTTTCCAGTATTCCGGCGTGGTGACGATCCCGGCGAGCACCAACTTGTCCACCGCCTCGTCCAGTGTGATTCTGGGTGTCATAGCAGACTGCACGTCGGCCCGGAAGTCGTCCATAGACTTCCCATGCTCTGGGAACCAGTGCAGCACATCGGCGTGGTTGGACGCGATACCGGCCTTGTATCCCTCTGCGTGACAGAGGATCTCGGCGGGATCTCCACCCAGCTCCTCCATGAGGTAGGCGAAGAGTGAGACGGCCTTTGCATATACATTCTCAAAATATGCCTGCACCTCACTTGCCGGGTACTGCAGGGAGCTGCCCTTCCTGTTTTGCAGGGCTTTCAGTGTGGCCTTGCCGCAGTACCCGTCCACCGTCAGCCCCTTGGCCTTCTGACAGGCTCGCAGCGCGGCATCGGTGCCGGAACCGAAGCTGCCGTCAATGCCCTTTGGATCATATCCCAGCGCCGTAAGCTCCTTCTGGAGCAAGGTGACGGCATAGACCGTGTTGTCCTTGCCGCCCTTGCTCAGCGTGAGCCAGTTGGCCGACAGCACCCGCGTCTGGATAGGCTCACAAATCTCACACGCCACATGGGTGCCGTTGGCCGTCGAGCCGCTGTGCCAGCTCCTGATGCCCAGCGGCAGTGTCTGATAGATCCCGGTGTCGTCGATCACAAACTCTACCGAGCAATCTGCCTCCAGCTTATCCCACGCGGCGATGATATTAGCCGTCGTCGCACCCGGCGTCCCGGTGCTATGCAGCATGGCCTTACTTTTGCTGCATTTTACCTGATTGGTATAGCAGCGGTTCTTGGTCATGATGCGCTGGATGATATCCATACCGTGATCCTCCTTTTTGAGATATACCATTATCAGATTATGCACTTTTCTGTCGCTTGTGACCTGTTTACCCGCAAAATCGCACTGAGAAGAACCGCCAGAATCGAGCATGATTGCCGATGTACACCCAAGGGAGATGAGTTCGTCACGCAAACTCTCGGGTGTCTTGGCGTCCGCTGTGCCGTCACCGGAAACGTACAGACACAGCTTGTCACCTGCAATGCCTATGGCCGTTCTGCCTCTTGCGCCGCCCTGTGCAGATGTATACGCCAGCTTGTCCACCTTGCCGTTTGCATCGATAAGGGCGTTGCAACAGATATAATTTTGCTCTGTGGAATTGGGCACAACGGTCATTGAAATGTCAGCGGCGTTCCACGAATAGCCCCAATATGTGTATTGGTCTCTTGCGTGAACCATGCCGTCTGCTTTCAGGTGGCACACAGGCTTGAATGTTGACATATTGTACAAGCCGCCGTTGACGATGTAGTCGGCTCCCGTCTCTGCCTTAATGGTGGCGAGTGACTTCTTTGCGGTATTGATGTAAATTTGTATTCGCTCGATTGTGGAGAGCGGAATGGTTGCTGTTTGTTTACTCATTTTGTGCCTCCAATGCGTTGATCTCGTCCCTAATGGCCTGACGTTCTGCGTGGAGCGTGGCAATGTCATAGGGCGCATCCAGCCCGGCCAGCTGGTACTCAGAGCACTTGATGATCTTGTAGTCGGTGGCTGCGAGCTTGGTTTTCAGGGCAGCGATTTGTTCCGCTGGCGTTGGTTCGCTTGGTATCGCGGGGCTTGGCTCTGGCATAGGTGGCGCTTCAAAGCCGTTATCCGTTTTTATGTACCCGGTTTGGACGTCGACCGTGCCCTCGACGCTTTCACAGCCCTGTAAAAAATCTGGCGCGTATCGGTCGGTAATTGGAATGCCCGGAAAGATCGGGTCATCGGATGGAATTATTTCGGTTACGATGTCTTCGACAATTCGCAAATATTTCATTTCGTTTCTCCTCTCTTACCACATTACGATAACGGCGCCTTGGCCGTTTCCTCCATTGGCGCCTTGTTGGCCGGTGCCACCGCCGCACCCTCCCCCGCAAGAAGTTCCCGCTTTGCCAATGCAGTAAGAGCCTACTCGGCCAGCCCCCCCGCCTCCACCTGTGCCATGACTCTCAGCACCTGAGACTTCTATTAGGGAACCGGCCGAGCCTGTACCAGATAGTCCTCCGTTTCCTCCGCTTGACGGTGGGGCTAAGAAAGAAAAACCACCTCCGCCTCCGCCTCCGCCTCCGCCTCCAGAAACCGAAGTATGCCCACATCCACCGCCTGCGCCCCCAGTGCCCCCCCATCCGCTGGCATAGATACCGCCCCCAGCGCCGCCTGAAGCTGATACGATAGCGCCAAAAGACGAAGCACCTCCAGCGCTACCTGAAGCAGAAGCGCTTCCGCCCGCTCCAGAGCCACCGATAGTTACTGCAACGGCTGAAGTGGAAACTAATGCATAGGAGTGTTTTTTAACGTAGCCACTTCCGCCTCCACCTCCGCCGCCGTAGGATTGGTTCCCAGCGCCGCCACCGCCCCCGCCGCCGTATCCACCGCCACCGCCGCCTCCGCCGCCGTATCCAGAAGTACCTCCGCCGATGCCGCCAGCGCCCCCGACAGCGGTTGGACCTCCAGCTCCGCCACCGCCTCCGCCGATGCAAATGATGTTTAGAACATCGCCTATACTTAAACCATATGTTGCCGGGTTGAACGACCCGCTATTTTCAAATACCACCATACCCATTGAAGCTTGCTCCCTTCAAAATAAATTCATAGGTACTAATTTGTCCTGGCTCGTTTCCGAATCGCGGTTTCGCCCCCCCACTACCCTGTAAAATAAAATTTCCGTTTGTGCTGCTGTAAATAGCCGTACAGTAGCTTCCGGCTATTGCTTTCTGCGGTTTTCCAAGGCCATCAACCAAAGCATGGGCGCCTGTGGCGTTGACGTTCAGTGTGGCACCCTTGTTCATGGCTGCGTGCAGCTTGAACCGCACCGTTGCACCATCAGCGAGAACAAAGCCGGCTTGTACCAAGGTCAGCGCATCACCCGTTCCGGCGGTTGTTCCGCTTGCGGCGAGGAACTCGTCAAGAGCGGCTTTGTTTATGGGCTTTCCTGCTTCGCTGGGGTTGTCCGCGTACTCGACGGTAGCGTAAAACGGCGCGCCGCCGCCTTCCGGTGTAATGAGCTTTCTGTTTGGGTGCACCGGTACCCTGTCGATGTTCTGTATCATCTGCTATCTCACTCCCCTGCGTAAAATGTGCCGCAATAGCGGAAGCTCTCAATCATGCCGACCAGATACCCTTCGACCTCTTGAAGCAACTGCTCAATCTGGTTCGCCTCGGTCACAGTCATGTAGTCCGTCGTAGCGGGCAGCGCACCGGCTCCGTAGAATCCTGCCTTCAGGGCGGCGACGTTGGCCAGGTACACAGCCCGCTGCGTCTCGGTCGGTATGTCGTCTGCTGTCCAGTCGGTCTTGGTTGAGACGGTAATCGGGTACCCGTATCCGGCGAGCGTGTCCCTCAAATACTGGACCGCCTCACCCACTCGGTTGAAGTCGGTTGCGTTGTATGCCCCCCGGCCGGCGGCCCATGCGGTGAGCTCGCCCGGTGTGAGGCTAGCCCATCCGGTGGCGTTTGCCTTCGCTTTAATTGCGTTGATGGCTGCTGCTTCGGCCGGGATCCGGTATGTGATCAGCGTCGGCCAGCTCATCCTCTCACCACCGTTTCTGCCAGGAATCCGCCTGTCAAGTTGATGTTCATTGTCGTGATGACTCCGGTTTTCCTGGCGTTCAGCATCGTGTCAACGTCGACGTTGTCGCCGAGGTCTTCGTCCTCCACGGTCAGCGTGAATCCCTGCAGAATGCGGCGCTGGTAGTCTTCGTAGATGAACTGCGCGACTGCGGCCGCGTTCTCGGCTGAAATCAGGAATACTCCGGGCACGGTTGCTTGGCTGCGGGTTGCTGCCGTGAGGTCTGGTGCTTCGTACACCCAGCTGCTGGTCTGTGGTGTGTACTTGTACCCGGTAATCGTGACCACGCCTGGCGCGGCTACGGTTATGCGGGCTGCCAGAAGGCTGCTACTGACTATCGTGGCGCCGGTGATCGTCAGTGTTGCCGCTGGGGTGCTTAGCTGAACGTCGTATGTCCCCGCGGCCAGGGTTGCTTTGTAAAGTGCTGAGGTGGTCGTGTCGAGCGTGAAGGCGTATGCCGTGACCGCGACGCTGTTCTTCAGCGTCCGCTGCGCCATCGTCAATCCACCCTGCTTCCTATTTTTCTCGATCGGCTTTGCCACGGTGGCATTCGGCAGTCTGACTATCGCGACCCCTCCTGCCCGTGTGGCTTTGCAAGTGGACCTGGTGGCCACGCATAAATGTTGGAGGGCCTGGCGAACTGTCCCTGCTGGCGGATACCCGTACAGAAGCTCGGCGCCGACCGTCGCGTCTATTGTGTAGTCCGTCCAGCCGGCCGCTGCGAAAACGGCCGCGAAGGCCACGCTCGCCGCGGTTCCGGCCAGCATGGTGGCCGGTGTGTATTGTTGCTCCTGGAAGACCCCGAGGATGCTGTACGCGGTGAAGTGTGAGCTGACTGGGGAGGTATTCTCCCAAGTGTCCAGGTAGAAGGTGCCCATTGCGATCGCGACCCCGTCTAGGTACTCGGTAACAATGAGCTGCTGCTTTTTCTGAAGGGCGACGTACACGCCCTGGGGATTGAGCATGTTGAACATCTCACTGGTCTCAATCACGGAAAAGTCCAGGGTGTCAATAAGAATCTCCGCACCGGTTGGGTTGACCTCAGAGGCGATGCTGGCCGTCCGCAGCTTGCCCTTGCTCCACACCACTATCTGGCCGTAGTCCAGCTCTGCGATTTTGACCCGGCGACCGGGCAGGCTGGTCTCCGTGAAGGTGATTACAATTTTGTTGAAGTCTTCGACCAGCTGTGCCAGGGAAAAAAGCATGCCCGTCGGGTTGTAGGTCTCTGTGGCCAGAAGCGCGGTGTTGTAGTACCAGTCGACCTGCAGCTCTGCCGGGTAAGCGTCGCCGGCGAAGGTGAAGGTGAGCCCCGGCACCGTGTGAACCGTCCCGAAGGTCAGCGTCAAGACAGGCGGTACCGCGAAGGCGCGGGTGGTGTCGTCGGTTCTGGTGCCCGTGACGGCGCCCCATGTGATGCTGCTCGCGTCGTCCGGTGCGGCTCGCTTGGTGCCGTCCAGAACCCATTGGTTTGGCTCAAGCGTGGCCCTGTCGGCGGCCTCCACGACGTAGAGGTTGTCGCCAATGTCGGCCAGATCTGAGGCGGCCAGCTTGTCCGGCATCGCGTAGCTTACGTCGGCCTTCGCCGTTGGGTCGACCAGCTGGTGCTTTATCTCGGTGTATGTGCGTCTTCCCATATCGTCAGCTCCTCGCCGGGGTCTTCGCGAGGAAATGAACGGTCAGGTTCTTGAAGTAATTCTTTTCCGCCGTTTGTCTTTTCAGCTCATCCCCGACGCTGGCGAAGTATGCTTGGAAGGAATAATCGCCGGCCTCGTCTGGGACTATGACCGTGTGGAACTCTTCGGGCTCGGTGAGCTTATCCCAGAGCCTGGCGTACTCGGCCGTGTCGGTCGTGCTGCCGAACTCCAGCTGATAATTGAAATACACCCCGATGAGCTCCCGGGAGAGGTCGCCGTCTTCGGTTCGGTTCGCGTACTTGTCCAGGAAGGCGGCGCCTCGTTTGAGGCCCTTCACTGGTACGTCGTATGCGAGCCCGTCTATCTGTACCATGCTTATGCCTCCTCTTCGATCAGTGATGTGCCGCGCTTCCACGCGATCTTTTTCTGGCCTTCGTAGATCTTTTGGTTGTCCAGGTATACCGGCATGTTGACCGTCAAGTCTCCGCCGGCCTGCCCGCCAGCCTCCTCCCGCACGATCTGCCGGAGCAGGCCTTCTGGGGCTTCAAAGTTGCGGCCGGACTTCTGGTCGCCCAAAACAGCCAGGAACTCAGAATTCGGCGGTATGACGGCCCCGGTCGCGAGGGCGGGTACCAGCAGGGGCGCGGCCGTTGCGACGGCACCGGCGGCTGCCGCGATGGCTGGGGCGGCCACTCCGGCGGTGAGAGCGATTGCGGCGGCGGCCCCGACGACGGCAATCCCGATGAGGGTGCTCTTTATAATCACATCCTGATTCTCCGTCCAAAACCCGGAGACCGCTTTTCCTGTCGCCTGCGCGAAGTCTAGGAAGCTATCCCACATGCTGCGGAGACCCGATACGAAGCCGTCCCGCATGCCCTGCGCTGTCTGTGCGGCTGCCTCGATCATTCCGTTGCCCCAGGCCTCGGCGGCTTTCAGCGAACCAGTGGCCCAGGCGTAGGTGTTTGTGTACATGTTGTTTAACCCGAGCGCGGTGTTGTCCATGGCGCTTTGCATGGCGTCCCCGACGGCCTTGCTGAAGCCAGCCGCGAAAGACGCATAGACTGTGGCTGCCCCCCGGCCAAAGATGGCTAGGTTGTTCAGACAGTTCGAAGTCATGGTCGCCACGCTCTGGCTCGCGTTCTCCCGCATTGTCTCGAATAGTTCCCCGAGGCGCACCATTTCGGGCTCGAAACTTTTCGCCAGATTCCACTCCGGAATGTAGACGGGGTTTGGCAGTGGTGCGAAAATGGGCGCCGGTACAAAGGGCGGCACAAGATTCCAGTCCGGCGTGTACACCGGGTTTTGTATCGGGCTAAAGTCGGGCGCGGGTACCAAAGGCGGAACCAGTCCCCAATCCTCGGCGGTCTGCGGTAGGTTCAGAAAGACGGGGTCTGTCATAAGCTCCGCCCGGACAAGGACAGGGTCGAGCATGGGCGGCCATCCGGTGATATCCGGCGTAAGCGCCACGGGGTATTTGTTCTTCGTGGCGTCGTCGCCTAGCTTGCCGTTGGACTCGCTGCTGGGTGTGATGTCGAAACTGCCGAAGCCTCCGCTCCCCATGTCCTGCTGCAGCACGTCGAGATCGTCAAATGCGGCCAGCGCGTTCTTAGCGGCTTTTGCGGCGTTGTCAATCCCCTCCGCCACGCCGTTTTCGCTGTCTGCCAGGGCGTCTGCCGAGGCGGTGGCGTCGTCCGTTATGTGCAAAAGGGTGTTAACCGCTTTCACAACTAGAATCAGGCCTGCCAAGACCTCATTAATGACCCGAAGAATCGGGGTCAAAAGCTGAACAAGCCCCTTGCCCATCTCTCCAAGCAGGGCGCTCCACTGTTCCTTCAGAATGCGGGTCTGGTTGGCCCAATTCCCCGAGGTCCGGGCAAAGTCGCCCTGGGCGGCGCTGGTCGCGTGTAGGATGTACTCGTACCGCATGGTCGCCTTGCCGAGCTCGCTCATCTGGTTGTACGCGGTCTTGTAGCCCTTCGCAGCGGCAAAGGCCTGGAGGTTTGCTTCCGATAGGTTTATGCCCAGCTGCTTGAGCGGTTCGGTCTCGCCTGAAATACCAGACCGGAGCTTTTGGAAGGCGGTCTCGGTGTCCAGGTTATAAAAGGACGCCATGTCCCCGGCGAGCCCCGCCATGGTGGTGCTCATCTCCGCTGCTGTGCTTGTCCCGAAGCCCATTGATTTGAACATGGCACCCATCGTACTGGCGTACTTTTTCGCAGCCAGCTCGGAGAGCCCAAACTTGGTTATGGCGGTGTCCGCAAAGTCGTTAATTGTGCTGCTCATTTTTCCGAAGGTGACGTCGACCACGTTCTGGACTTCTTCCAGGTCGCTTGCCACGCCGACAGCGGCTTTCCCGAACCTAAAAAGCGCCATAACGATGGCCGTGATTGCAGCGATGGCGGCCATTGGCGCGAAGGCGGCGACAAGAGCGGCAGCCATGCCCTGCGCCGATCCTGTGACGGCGGCCAGGCTTGCTTTGACGGCCGCGCAGCCGACCGTCATGCCGGTCGTGTTGACTGAGGTGTCTATCTTGATGGAGCCATCGTATCCCGCAGTCATGTGTTGTCTCACTTCCTTTTCGTGCCTGAATGAATACGCTTATTTTAGGCTGGCGTAGAACTGCTCGATGTGGGCCTCCTCGGTCTCGGTCAGCTCGTCCGGTAGGTCGAGAATGTCCGCAATTGCATGGCAGTATTCCTGCTCCTCTTTTGTGAGAGCCCCTTCTCGGCGCTTCTTCCGGTAGTAGATTATCCTGTTAAAAAAGCAATCTTCGTGTAGGTCCAAAAACAAGTAGTTGAACTTCCACCAATGCAAAAAGCCGACAGTCTCCAGGTCGAGCCCGTGGGTCTGTCGGATCGCGCTGTAAATGTACTTCGCGTCGTGCTCAAAGCTGTATAGGCGGTCTTGCTGCTTAGCCTGTCCATTCTGCGCTTCTCCGCAGTCTAAGAACTTCACGGCTAGCCTGAACGCTTCGTAGAAGTTCTCGGGCGCTTCGTCGTACAAAAGGTCAACCGCTATCATCTGCTTCTCGAGCGTCGCGAGCTCTTTGTCCTCGAAGGCCAGAATAATCCGCAGGCAGTTTCGGAAGTCGGCGTTGATGGCGTACACTCGACCGGCCACCTCAATGGCTGCGGGGAAGCAGTCGAGGAGCACGTTCATCTCATGACCGCCGCCGGTGCTGCCTTTTTTGCGTACTTGCCGGTCTTCTTGGCACGGGCCCGCTGAACGTAGGGTGCTATCCCATCAAAGAATTGTTTGAACATCTCGATCTCGTAGGCGTCTTCAAACACTTTAGTGCTGGTGCCTGCGCCAAAGGTCTCGTCTATCTCGCTCCTGAAATAGTCGACGGCCTCACGGAGCAGGGCAAGCCCACCGACAGGGATTGCGTCGCCGGGGCTTGCGTCAAGCTGTTTCGTCAGATCAACTCTGCGTTGCATGAAGTTGTCCACAAGAAGAATATATCGTTCGGTGAAAGCCAGGTCGTTCGGGTTGAACTCGATTACGCGGGTTTCGTCGTCGTTTATGCAAAGCCTCACCTTGCCGCTGGTAATGCTTAAGCTATCCACGGGGGTACCTCCTCTTTTTTACTGACCGGGGAGGACGGTATAATTCCTCCCCGGTTGTCCTGGCTGTCTTTAGCCGGTTCTTATGCGGTTGTAAAAGATTTGGTCACGTTGGCCAAAATCTGGCCGTAAGCGTCGACCACGCCGCCCACAATAACGAAGTGCTTCGTGGCTGCGGTCATGGCTGTCGTCGGCGAAAGCGTGAGGATCTTCTTCGTGGCGTCCAGGCTCTTTGTGCAGGGCTTTACCGCGCCAGTCGTGGACAGGATAAGCGTGACGTCTTCCGCCTTGATGGCGTTGTTAAACGTGATTACGATGGCCGCGCCAACCGCGATGCCTGTGGCTGCGTCGGCCGGTACGATTGTCGAAAGCGCGATGGCCGTGACGGTGTCCGGCGTGAATACAGGTGCGCCGTCTGTGACCAGCGAGGTGCCAATGACAGGGTCTCCGTTCAGGCCGATGGCGTAGTCAATGGTGACAGGCTTTCCGCCGTCGCCGCCGAAGCTGTTGACCTGGATGACGGCGTTATTCCGCTCCGATTTGTAGGGACTGCCGCTGTAGAGGTACACCAGCAGGACTTCGGTCTCGGCTGCGGCTCCGATCGCGCGGGTTCTCCGGATGTTGTCGACATAGTCAAACACCGGGTTGCCCGCATACGCGGTCTGCGGCGAGCTGATCTGTACCTGGTAGCTGTCTAGGGATGTGGACGCGCTGTCCGCGTCGATGTATGTCTCTGTGGTGGCCTGCGGGTTGTAGGCGATGCTCTGCCCCGCGATGCCCTTGCCCATACGGGACCAGATGGGTACAGCCAGGGTTCCTGTGTTCAGGAATGCCGCGACCTGGCTTCTCTTGACTTTGACTTCTGGCATTTAGATTGCCTCCTCATCGTATGTTAGCGAGTAAACGCTGAAAAATGTGGTGTTGCCCTTTGTGTCCTTTCCGGAGAGGTCCTTCGGCCCGGCAAGGGTCACGATCTCGTCCGGCACTCTTCGGTCGCCAATGTCCAATCCGATGGTCCCGTTTGTTTTGAACCAGGCGGCCAGATCATTGAGTGGCTTAAAGATTTCCCCGGCGTTGTCTGGTACCGCGTTTGTCGTGAAGTAAATCATAAAGGGCAGCTCCGCTGTGAAGTTGCCCACGATGTCCTCATCCAGAATGGCGCCGCCCTCGCTCTTGATGCTGTACCCGAGGTCTCCGTCCATGTACTCGAGGTACACTCGGCTGGGCAGGATTTCCGCTTGCGTGACGGGGTCCTTTAATCCGTTTATCCAGGTTTGAAGGGCAACCAGCACTTGCGTTGTGTCCGTTGCGTCCAAAGATCGGACAGTATCGTCTGCCATTTAGAATCCTCCTCCTGTCAACCGCTTTACGCCTGCTGTCCATTTCCTTTTATTGATGGCCTTGGCGGTCTCGAACCACGTTCGCGTCGCCTTCGGGTGGCTCTGGGCCGAATGCTTGAAGTTGCGGTAGTATTGATCCTTCGCATAAATCTTGTTGTAGACAACCCCACCGCTGCCTATTTTAGTGCCGGCAATGCCCGACCGTTCCAGCTCTCCGGTAAGGCGTGGGACGTAAGGGGTAGAATCTTTCAAGACCTCATTGTCTAGCCAAGCCTGCGCGAGCTTTACCCTGCCGGTGAATTTCGCCGCGGTTGCCGTAGGGTTAAACGTCACTGAGACCTTTGGCCTTGTGCTCATTTGGCGATCACCTCCAGCGTCGCCGGTCCTGCTAGGTTGCTGGCCGGTATGGCTGCGTCGGAAACAGCAAAGCACCGGTATTTTCCTTGCATGGTGACTTTTGTGTCGTTGGGCAGAGTGTCGGTTACCGCACCGTCAACAAAGAAGTCGTCCTTCACTCTGAGTGTGAAATGGAGCGCCTTCTGCTGTGCTGTCAGTGCAGGCCAGAGCTCCGCGGCTATGAACGTTCGGCCGCTGGTAGCCGTGAAGTCCGAGAGATCCACAATCAACAGCCCTGTGTCTTCGGTCTGGATGCCGCGCTGGCTAAGTCTCTGTTGGTAGGCTTTGTCCAGGTACACCCACTCGAGTACAGTGCGCTGATAGGTCGCTACGCCGTTCGTTGTGTCGACGTAGTTGTACAGAGTGATGGTGTGCGGCCTTGCCCTTCGACTTATCTTTTTCATAGCGCCACCGCAATCAGGCCTGTGTTCCAGAGATACTGCTTTGCCCGGCGAATGCCGTCGGCCTTGAGTACCTCTATACTCGCCGGATCAATTGAGAAGGAGTAACTGCCGACCTTCTCCGACGTGGTGACTACGCCGCCGTCCGTGTCTTTCTCAACCAGCGCCAGAGCTTCGGTAATGCTGCAGGTGGCAAGCTTAATTGCATCCTGCGTGTCAGTATCGAAGTTACTGAGGCCAATCCGGCGGATCCGATTGAAGGTAAGCCTATCGATCTCGTCAGAGGCCCGCAGGGCAATACGGGCAAAATCAGCGGTGTCAATCGCCTGACCGTTGTATGTGGCGGTGTAATCTGCTTCTGCGATGTATGCGGCGTAAGCCATATTCTCACCCCATAAAAGGGGAGAGCGGCATTATACGCCGCTCTCCGTTTCTTTGATTTTCGCTAGAATGTCAGCCTTTTTTTCTGCGTCGCCGAGGTCGATGCCCACTTCGGTAGCGTAAGCCTTAAGCTCTGCAACCGTCATGCTGTCAACAGGTTTAGGCGTCACTGCGGCCTGCTCGACCTTTTCATAGCCTTTTTCTTTGAACAGCGGCCATTTCTTATCCGCAATGTTGTGCGTGATGCCGCCTTTCGTTACAAGCATAATTTCATACCTCCCTGAATTAAGTTGTGGACTTGTGCAGATAGATACCCGTTGCCTTATTCGAATAGACAAAGGCGTCGTGGTACTCGCGGAACTGGAAGAGCCATGCGTCTTTCTTCTGGTTGGTGTCGGGGTCGAAGATCTTCGGAAGAGAGAACTTGACAACCTGGCAGATGGCTTCGGGATAGACGATCATGAAGTTGATATTCAGGCCGGTTGTCGCGTTCTTGACATAACCCCAGGAAGCGGAGCCGTCGTTCAGGGTAAGAGCCGTGTAGAAGCGGCTCTTGGGTACCCAGAAGATTGGCATGTTGTTATAACCGTTCAGAACGGTATTCACGACTCCGTCGCTGCCAAACTGGCGAGTAAGCGCACCGTTCAGAATAGGCTTGAGATCACTGTTGATGTACAACTTGCGACCAGCCGCAGGGACTTCATCCGCGTCCATCTGCCTGACTGCCTCGTCAATGGCGGCGAGAATGGTAGAAGCGGTAAGTACGGCCCCTGCAACCGTGGAAATACCGCTTGCACTTGCGTATTTTGCAAAGCGGTAAGCGTCCAACTCCGGGATAACGTGAGTTCTCATGAACTGCCCAGTGACCTGACCAAATGCCATACCGAGAGTTTCCTCGTTGTCCATGCGGTCAATGGAGAGCTCTTTGCCGCGCTCCTCCGTCAGCGTAAGGGTTTCCCATGCGGCGGTTACGTCGCCTGCGGGATAGCCGTCCTCGCGGTCATAGTCGCCAAGGCCGGTGGTGGACACCTTGAGTACCTGAACCGTGTTGACACCTTCAAATCCGGGATTGGTACCGGCATCCATGCCGGATGTTACGGCTCCTGCCTTGTAAATCTCATCGATGACCGGCGCAAATTTCTGCGCATATGCAATACTGTTAGGCATGTTGAATTACCTCATTTCATTATATTTTTGTAGTGCCGTCAGGTAAGCCGGCGGCCTTCCTGACAGAAGCGGTGAATGCGTCGACGTTAAGGTCCGTGCCTGCCCCGCCCAGCTTACCGGCAAATATGCCGGGAGCTGGCTTTTCGCCCTCAAACAGATAGTCGTTATCTGTTTTGATTTTGTCGAGCTGCTCTTTCAGGCCAACGATTTCCTCACCATTGAGCTTCAGCCCCCCCATGTCGAGTAAAGCCTTAACTGCCTTGGCATTTTTGGCCTTTACGCCCGACAAGGCGCCATCGAGCGCGTGGTCGAACTGCAGCTTAGAAATATCGGCTGTACGGTCTGCTTCGGCTTTCTCAGCCTTGGCCTTGTAGTCCTCGGCGGCTTGCTTGATACCGTCGATGTCCATGGCCTTGAAGCCGTCAATGGTCTTCCCGGCTTCCGACAACTGTGTTTTCAGGTCTTCGTAGTCGGAAAACTTGGTTTTCGTGGACTCGATGTCCTTGCCGTTCTCCGCCATGATGGCGTCAAGCGCCTCCTTGGTGATATCCGGCAGGAGCTCTTTGATAAATTCGCGTTTCATATGTTTGTCCTTTCTCCGTATGCTTTGAAACAGGGTTGCATCCCTACGGTGTGCCCGTTACGCCCGGCACGTGGCGAAATGGCATGAAAAAAGCAGCCCTTTCAAGCTGCTTGAATCAATTTGAGTATAAAAAGGCCACACGGTGTTACGGTGTGGCCTGCAATGCTTCTTCTTTTGGTACTTGATTCGCTTCAAGATTCTTTTGGATAAATTCAATTACATCGCCCTCCTTTTTTTGAAAAAACAGTCTGGGCAAGAATTCAATCAGAGCGAAGCCGAGCAACGACCAGCAACACAGCGCAAATACGATTAAAGCGGTTCCCCAAATATCAAAAACACCCTTAAAAGAAGGCAGTAACATATTGAAACAGCCAAACGCTAAAAAGAAACCCATTAGAATTCTAGCAGCTTTTGTTGTTGAAAATTTCCCAACAATAATACTGCCGCCTTCCCGCTCAATAATCCGACCGACAAAAGGGACCTGGAAGCGGCTGTCGCCCCACATGGAAGTTTTTGAAAGATAAAATTTGTCCTTCATAAATTTATATATAAAAATATCGCCAGTTAAAGTATTAGAAAAATTACGAGGCCTAGCCTGAGCTTGAAATATAATCTTTATTTGCGCTGCAGTAAGTTTTGTTTTAAAATACATCGTTTTAACGTACATACAGAACCTCTTAAATTGAAATTTTAATTTATTCTATCATATTCTAAATTAATTTCCAATATCTGTACATGAAAAAACCACCCTGCCGTTAAGCTTGGTGGTTCATTCAAAAACTATGGTTTCTTGATTCAATTCTTTTATGAAGTCCTCGAAGGCGTTCATTTGCTCTTGGGTGGCGCCTTCTTTCAAAACCCATTGGCCGTTCTTGTGTTCGACGGAATTGTGCAGGATCACAGGCAGCGGGACCAGCATTTTATTTCACCCCCAACATGTTTTTAAATATATCAACAGTAATTTTTGCGAGTTTTCTCGGGTTGTGCTCAGACACAGCTTCAGCCAAAAATTCTGAACTGTTGGTGTTTGCATAATCGGAAAGCTTATTCTTAATTATACTCGCATCATCAGCTAAATTGCAAGCGGCAAGTGCTCTTTTCTGCACTTCAGACGATACCTCGCGGCTTCTCAGCGCAGTAAACGCAGTGGTTATGGATGCAGGAGATGCCCCGACCTTGGTTGCACCGTATTTTTTCAAAGTATGGGCATACTCAAGCAGATGCGCGCATTCATGTTTTGTTATACCATATAGCCCGTCTTTTGGGCTCCAGAATTGCATGCCCACCTCATCAGCAATCATTTTATCGATGGCCTTAAGATTATTCAGTTTGCTACTGGAGAAGGAAAGTGATGCTGTAATTTTACCGTTACGGTGAGAAAGTGAAGCTTGAGCCACTGAGGGCATGTTCTTAAACTCAACTCTGTCGATGAAACCATTCAGAACAGGATACTCAGAGAAGATTTTCTTGAGTGTCCGGTTAACCTCGTTTGCGACGCCGACCGATTGCCCGGTATAATCTACGCTTGGCACGCCGAGCGTTTTGTTTGCCCAGTTCTGGGCTTCTTGCACAGTTTTTTGCGAGATAGATGATTCGGTAAAAGCGCCAGCATCGATAAGGGTCTTCTTTTTCTCGGCCCAAACGGCCCTCTGCGCCATACTCCTGTTGAATCCCAATACTTGCTCTCTATTCCCCAGCCGTGTTAGCCCGGTTTTTTGTAAGTGCTGCGCTTGCTTCAGCTGCCACGTTCTCACTTTTAGCAATTCTTTAGAATTATCCAAGCCGCCGGCTTCAAGCGTGGCAGCCCTGCGCTTCCAATGCCGGATCTGCCGCTCATTGTAACGCTGCACCTGTTCGGCCTCGTAGGTCTTCGGATCATACTTTTCCCGTGGCAACTTATCAGATACACCCTCGATGTAAGCATAGAACGAATGCCGGCAGTTCCACCCACAGAGACCGGCGCCGGTACCGTAACCGGTAGCTTCAGCAAGGTTGCGGTATTTCTCATTGTTGCCGGTCAGTTTGTAGACCTTGCCTTGCCAGGCAGCGTGCTCCGGACGGCTGTCATTGTGGCTAGTGACCTCGACAAGATCGGTGCCCAGCTCAGCAGCATTGTTAAGACTCACCTCGGAGGTGGCCTGATTGACTCCCGTCACCAGAGCACGACGCACGGCAGCTTCAATGCTTGTATGTACCCCTGAAGCATAATCGAAACAAGATACCCCGTCAGCGGCAAATTTTCTGACGGTTGCGTCAATGGCCATCTGCTCGGTAAAAGCGCCAGACTGAACCATGAGCTGCGCCTGGTCCATGTATTTATTGAGCTGCCCGGATGCGTCTACCGCAATCGTACCGGTAAGTTTTTTCAGCGTGCCTAGCGTTCGAATGGCATTTGCATTTAGTACCTGCGCGACGGAAGCAGAAGCGGTGAGCGGGATTGTATGAGCAGGGAGGAGGCCTATCTCAATCGCGGCTTTCTGGGTGGCGATATCCGTCTTGAGCGACTTGATACCGGCTTCTTTGAATAGGGAAGAGACCTCTTTGGTGGATAGGTTTAGCGTCTCGGCAATTACCTGTGCTATGTACTCCTGAGATGCTCCGAGCTCCTGAAGCTTGTAGGCCTGCCAGGCAGCACTGTCAGTAGCGTATCCAGCCTTTGCAATACGCCTGACTAAATCCTGCTGGATGGCACTCTGGAGCTCTGAATAGATCGCCTGCAAGGGTTCAGCTATGCCGTCGAGGTATTCGGGTGTGAGCATTACCCGCCACCGCCCCCATCACCGAAGTCAATCTTCGGCGTCGCCGCCTCCGACTCTGCCGCAATCTCTCTAGCAGTTTTCTCATCGTACCCCTCGTATTCCGTGAGATACCGCCAGAGTGGAAACTTCCCCTGTGTCAATAGCAGCTGCATTCTGGTACGCTTATCATCAGGGCTGCTTATGATGCTATCATCCCAGCTGTAAGCCTGTTTGAGCTCCCCTTTTGGAGCCAAGGCGTACAGGGTGCAATAGAAATCATAGACGGCCATCAGCTGCGTCAGGGCCGTTTCAAACGACTGCTGAATGCTGTTGACCGTGCTGTAGGTCTTCTGCTTATCTGATATGACCTGCGTTGCCGTAGCCAGTCCGGTTGTTTCGTCAACGCTGAAAGTCCCCTGACTGAATCCGGTCTGGGCTTCTATCTGGTTTAGGTGTCGGTTAAGTGCAGTGACTTGGCTGTCAACACGAAGGGTGGGTGAGAAGGTTTCAAACAGAGTGGCTTTCCCGGCCTCTCCGGCCGCTCCGTTGTACATGTATTCTTTCCGACGCTTACGATCGGGCAGTGGATTTCCATTATCATCAAACTCTGTAAAGGTGCTGATATCGCGGTACCGCTTCAGCTCGCCGCCTTCAACCTCCCAGTCGAGGGCGTTATATGCTGTTGTGGCTGCCTTAATGCTGTCCACAGCCTTGCCGAATAGTGACACGCCCATAGGGTTATTGAGGTCGATGTGGTTGGCGCCTGGCATTTTGTAGTATGCGAACATTGGAACGACGGCGCCGACGATAGTCGCATCCGGAAGGATCTGCGCCCAGTCTGAAAAAGCGCTCAGGCTGTCTGCCTGCCCAAGATCAGCGCCGCCATAGGACGAACGGTAGACCCTGTTGCTGATCTCATACGTACCATTGCCTTTATAGTTCCAGTTTTCAAGTCGCGTGTACATGTACTTGCCTTTTTTGCGCTGCTCGATGAATATGCCGCCCTGAATGCCCGTAGTGTCATACTGAACAGGAAAGAAGAGATCCTGCGTGATGAAGTCGGTGACCAGCTTAGTACCGTCAAAACGCGGCTTGAGTATCAAGCCACCCATAGCGCAAGCGTATTCAGTAAGCTCACCCGCCTGGTTCAATATCTGCTGGTTTAACAGCCCTTGCACATGCTTGGCTCTTGGCGAATCACCGGTGCTGACCTCCATTTCAGAAACAACCAGACGTGCAGCCTCATGGCAGACAGTAGCGGCTATCTTCGGATCCTTCATGTCCTGGAATTCTGTGCCCGAGTAAATCCGCTTCCACGCTGTCGTATATTCCAGCATTGGATTGTTGCTCAGGTCGTTTTCGTCCAACTTGAGCGCTGCCAGTATCTCGCTGCGGTTAAACAGCGCATTCCATAGATTCTTGATTGCTTGTATGATATTCACCCCTTATCCCTCCCGAGTAGATTCAGACCGTATTTATAGGCGTTGCGCCTGATATGCGTATAGCAGAAATACCGCATCATATCCATGCAGTGATCCGCTTCTTTGACCGGTTTATCCTCGACCGATTCTTTGTCCCAGCAGTAGCCCTGTATCTCCTTCAGCGTGTTCACGCAGCAGTCGCAGATACACAGCTTGCCAACTTGAAAAAGGCTACCTGTAAAGCGGATTCCGTCCACCACAGCATTACTTGCCTGCAAGACAATGAAACGGCCATGCCGGCGGATGGAGGCGATGAAGGAGGCTGCAGAAGGGTCGACGATGATCGTTTTCACGGGCACATCACCGACAAACTTGACGAGGTCCTGATAATATTCCTCGTCGGTCTTTTGCTTTTGTGTCTCGCGCCCGGAATAGTAATACTCGCATATCAGATACCAGACGCCCTGGAAGTATCCCCACAACCCAAAGACAGTAGCATTCTGGGTGCCGTAGTCGCAGGAGAGCATATATTCCGTATACTTGCGCGGCTCCGGCTCTTCGTCCTTACTCTTTGGAATAGACGGCACGAGATGCTTGGCCATATCGAACATATCGTAGATCAGGCCTTCGGCTACGGCCCAGAGCCCGAGGATATACCGTTTGTAGAAGACGCCGGAATAAAGAGAACGATAGCGGGCTTTGATCTTCTCAGACAAGCTCAGGTTATCGTCCATGGTAAAATGCAAATAGAGCAGGTTTTTCTCAATAGTTTTATTGATCCAGTTTGTTTTGAACCAGTGATACGGGCCGTCGGGGTTGCAGTTGAACCAGAACTTAGAACCCTCAACGGAGCACCGCCCGGTGGCCTGGTTGATAAAGCTCTCAGGCATCAACGCGACTTCATCAAAAAAGCAGCCGGCAAGAGTGATACCTTGTATCAGATCCTGCGACCGCTCATCCTTACCGCCAAATATGTAAAAGTAATTTGTGACGCTGCCTTTTGTTACCACAAGAAGGTTGTCAGATCGGTGATCGACTGCTCCATAGCCTCTTGACTTGAGCATAAGCTTCAGCCAAAAAAGTACGTTGCGCCGGAAGGATCCAATTGTCTTGCCGCACATGCCGAAGTTCTGACCTGCAAAGCAAGTCATTGCCCAGATCACGAAGGACAGGGACATCGACAGCGTTTTACCTGACCTGATGGCCCCGTCGGCTATAATACCGTCCATATCGCAAACAGGGGTGTTAGGCAGCCACCAAGTGAGAACCTTCAGCTGCTTCTTTGAGAACGGCTTAAATTTGAATACGGCGGTCATTATTCGTCCTGCCATACTTCGTCAACCTTTCCGGCAAGAGCGTCGATAAAGCCGTCGTCTTCAGTGGATCCGGATTCATCGTCTGGCTTACTATTGAACATACCCAGGTGCTTACCTATCAGCTCCAAAGCCTTCATCTTGTCATAGGTCTTTACCTCAACGGCTCCCTTCGCCCCCTTTTTGATCGACGCCACAGCGGCTCGCTTCTCCGGCGGTAAATCGGCGGTGGGTGTGAGAGAGACCCGGTTACGCTTAAATACTGTCGCAAAATCCGTCCCATCGGCAGAAGCAATCTTCATTAGCTCCGTCAAGACAAAGTCCTGGGTGATCTCCGTCCGGCGGATCCTCGCAGCCTTGCGTTTCTCTATCTGTTCGGCGACTGAAGTTTTCTGAAGTAGTTCAGCGCCGATCCTGTATGCTGTTTTCTCGCTGTAACCGGCACGGATGGCCGCCTGCGTCGCGTTCAAGTCAATCAAGTATTCATCAACAAATCTTTTCTGGCGCTCTGTCAGCTCAGCCACCATCACCACCACTCTTCATTCGTTTTAAAAAACGCGCATAGAAAAAGCGCCGGCCGTGTGGCTGACGCTTTAAGCTTTTGTAACTTACTGCTTGTTTTCTTCCATCCACTTTGTGTTATACAAATTTTCCATTTGAAGCTCGGGCATGATGTGTTTCATAACTTCAAGAACTTTATAGTTGACTCTTACTTCATCGTGTATTTCCCAAAATGTATGGCATAACTCTTCAGTGATAAACAACAGAATCTTTAAATCATTGAAATTGTCATCAATCCATTTTTGTATAGGATAAATAACTAAATGCGAAATACAATACGCCAATTGTTCATTATCTCGTTGGATGGCAAAGTCCCCGTATGGCGTTATTATGCAAATCACATTAAGAATGTTGTTTAGTTTTTTTTCTTTTTCTAATTGCTCTGCGACTGCCCGATATGATTGACTTAATAATACTCTTATATTATCTTGGATTGGGATCGTTGTAAGTAAATGTAATTTCCCGACAAGTCTTTCGTCTATATGCGGGCCAGGCGTATTTATTGCACCTACCAATCGGCTCATATTTTTATTTCTCCTTTTTTATTATCATACAGCAAAAGGAAAAAAACAGCAAACCGTTTCAAATAAATTCATTGCATGAATAAGATGCTAAAACGAAGAGAGCGCCCATAACGGACGCCCTCATGCCTGGACAATTATTCACAATATCATCATAACACAGATTTTCTGAAAAAGTGTCGCAATTTTGTCGCATCTTTTCAGGTGACCACAGCGCCATAAAATGCCCTGGCAAAGCTAATAATCGCCTCATCTCGCCACCGGTACGCAGTTGCCCGGTCGCAGTGTTCGCGGTTGGCCACACGCTCGGCGCCGTTGCCATTGGTGTCTATGTAAAACCCTGTCAGCACGGCCCTGTCCCGTTCCGACAGCACCACCCACGCCGTGTTGAACCTCTTTAGCCGGCGCCGGACGTTCTTCAGTCTCCGCTCTTCATCCATCTGTGAGGCGATGATAGACAGCCAACGCTCTTCTGTTTTATTACCCCCGCCCTGTACAGGGTCAGACTGCGGGGAAGGGATCTTCATGCTGTGCAGCTCTGCGGTCAGTTCGTCCAACCTGTTCCGGCATATGCGGTCGGCCGACCGAAGTTCATTGATGTGCCGCAGCTCGTCAACGGCCAATTTTCGATAATCCATTAGGTTTTACCTCCGGTCACTTTTTCGATTCTTGCCTTCAGGGCCTGCATCAGTTCCTCCTGAGTATCACCCTTACTGTGCAAGGCGCTTATTACGTCCTCATCTACACCGCCCTGCACCACCAGGTGGTGGGCTACCACAGGGTGCTGCTGGCCCTGCCTGTGTAGGCGCTTATTTGCCTGCTGGTACTGTTCCAGACTCCAGGTCAGGCCGAACCAGATGATGTGATGCCCTCCGCCCTGTAAGTTGAGGCCGTACGCGCAGCTGGCCGGATGCGCCAGCAGGATATCAATCCGCCCAGCATTCCACGCGTCTTCATCCTCCGGCCCGTGGTACACCTTGACGCGCAGGTCTGACTTAGCCAGTGCCTTTAGCAGCCGGTCGCGATCGTGCTTGAAGTTGTAGAACACCAAGGCGTGGGCACCGTGCAGCTGCTCCACCGTCTCCAGGAAGGCCTCCACCTTGCACTCGTGGATCTCAGCGATACCACCGGCATTGTCGTACACCGCGCCATCGCAAAGCTGCAGGAGCTTGTTGGTCAGCACCGCAGCAGTTCCGGCGGTAATGGTGGAGTCCTTTAGCTCCAACAGCATTTCCCGCTCCATCTTTTTGTAGGCTTTTTCGGCGGGGCCGTCCAGCACCACGGGGATCTCTTCTTCGATATAGTCCGGCAGCTCAAGGTAATCCTCGGCCTTCATACTAACGCAGATATCCGAGATCGCCGCCCGAATCGTGCCATCCGCACCCTCCCGTGGGGCGTAGGTGTAGATCTGTGTCCGGCTGCGCTTATCCGGATCGAAAAACATCTTGCGGTACTCGGTCATGGTCTTACCCAGCCTTGCGCCGCTGTCCAGAAGGTAGATCTGCGCCCAGAGATCCTCAAGGCCGTTCGGCGCCGGCGTGCCGGTCAGCTCCACCAACCGCTTGATACGACTCCGCACCAGCTTTAAGAATTTGAACCGCTTTGCTTGTGGATTCTTAAAGCTGGAGGACTCGTCCAGCACCACCATGTCAAATGGCCACGCGTTGCGATAATGCTCAACCAGCCACTGCACGTTTTCCCTGTTAATAACCCACACATCGCCGGGGGTATTTAGCGCACGGATCCGCTTCTGTTCACTGCCCAGTACCGGGATGATCCGGAGATGCTGCAGGTGGTCCCACTTGGAAGCTTCTTTGCTCCAGGTAGCTTCCGCCACTTTTTTGGGGGCGATGACCAGTGCCCTGGACACAGCCCAGCGATTATACCGAAGGTCGTTGATGGCGGTCAGGGTGATCACCGTTTTGCCTAGCCCCATATCCAGAAACAGTCCCAGCGCCGGATCCACCAAGATACGCTCGATGCAGTAACGCTGGTAGTTATGCGGAATGAACTTCATGCGGCATCACCTCCTTCTCCACAAAAGCTTTCACCTGATCCAGACCTTTCAGCACCCGGACGTCGGCGCCCCTTTTCTCCATCTCTGAACGCTGCCACTTTTGGAGACTGGACAGCTTGCCTACTTCGGTCTTCAGTTCCACGAACACCACCCTGCCATCTGGTAAAAGGATGAGACGGTCGGGTACACCCGGATTGCCGGGGGAAACAAACTTGAAACATAGGCCGCCCTGTTCCCGGATCAACTTTACCAGTCTGGCCTCAATTACACTTTCCTTCAAACTTGACACTCTCCCTACTACGCGTGCACGCGACGCGCACACACACGAATATGTCACGTATTAGGCGTGTTAGGCGTTATATACACTCTCTAATACCTCTAATTATTTTTTTATTATATAAACTGTAACATCTGTTAATCTGTTGCATTAATTGTGTCGCAATGGATTATACGGTTACAGTTAATTTTTGTAAGTGTTGTATCTGTAACAATAATCTGTAACACTTTTCAAAGTGTAACACCCTCATCTGTAACGCTTTTTCGCTCGTAGCACCGCTGGATTCCATAGGGTTTTCCCGCTCGGCAGACGCCGATATTACCCCATCCTGATATCTGCTCCAGCAGGCCGTTGATCTCTCTGGTGTTTCGCTGGCTCATATCGCCCCGCTGCCTTCCGAGGGCTTCGCACCAGATTTCAGCCGCGCACACACGACCACGCGATACTAGCTCCGTTTCGCCGTGCGCCCCGCCGTTGCGATACATGAGGCGCTGAGAGAGATCCCACTTGGCCCAGTCCCTCGGTACCTCCTGGGCGAGAAAATCGACGATAAGACCTTCCCATGCGTGCCGTGCCCGGTGCTCTTCCTGGATCCGTACGGCGGCCTCTTCGAGCTTTCCCGGCAAATGAAGAGGCTCCCCCAGTTTCCAGCGAGTTACTGCTTCGGCCCACAGCTGATCCCGCTCGTTATCGAGATCCTGAAACACATTTTTCGTACGCTGCCGCTGGTCGATGTCCACCGGCCACCAGCGCCGGCCCCCCGTGGGATCCACCAGACATTCTTTGGAGTTTGTGGTACCGAAGAAGACGCACTGCCGTGGCCGATCGGCGGTGTAGCGGCCATAAGCGGCTCGGTAATAATCGTTTGTCTTGGTCAAGAAAGCCTTGACGGCGTCGACGTCTGCTTTGCCCATAGCCTGCATTTCGGCCACCTCATTGAGCCAGGTGCCTTGGATTGTTTCCATGGCGTCTTTATCGCCGAACGTGCGAAGACTGTCACTAAACCATTCTCCACCCATTTTGGCCAGGATGGTTGACTTGTGGCGGCCCTGTGTACCTACAAGGACCAACATGGTGTCATACTTTGCTCCGGGCCGCATGACGCGTGCCACAGCAGCGGTGAAGGCCTTACGGGTGACAGCCTGGACGTATTCGCTGTTCTCTGCCCCCAGGTAATCTACGAAGAGGGTATCAAGCCTGTACGCGCCATCCCAAGTTAATCCGTTTAGATAATCCCGCACGGGATGGTGAGCCTGATTACTGGCACTGGCCGCAATGGCATCCAGAATATCGTTTTTCGGTAGTTTGCCGAAGAACGGCTCCAGATAGATCCGGAGCTGTGCCGCATCGTCGTCGCCCCAGGTTTTCGTAGTGCCAGGGCGCCGCCAGGGCAGAGGACCGGTGACGTCGATGCGGCCGGAAAATAGGTTGAGGCGGAGTAAGCCTTTCAGATTCGGATCGTTTTCCAGCGTCGTGCGGAGGTTCTTCATGGTCTTCATGGGCTTGCCTTGGGTGTCCACGTCCATAACAGGTGGGCGCCTCCAGCTTCCGTCATTCTCGCTGACAGAGCCATCAGGCATACCAAATGCTTCGGCGGCTTTCTCCCAACGTTCATCCATGAGCAGACCGGTCACCCTAGAGTCCTGTACGGCCAGCTCGCACATGGACATATAGGACGGCAGCCGGTTGGTAGGTGTACCGGTGGCAGCTTCGTCGTCCTGATCACCGAAGCGATGCAGGCGGACAAGGTCAAAGGAATTGACCAGACGGCCGCTGCAAGGGTCAGTGGCGTGATGGGAGAAAAGAAACTTGCCGCCATCGTATACGACGGCGCCGCCTGTGGTGCTGCCAAAGGTATAGGTGTAGCGCCCTGGCATGGCGTCCACAGGCTCATACAGACCAGGAAGAAAAGTGTCTATGGCGGCAAGCACGTCGTAAGTGCGGCAGAACGCGCCCACAACGCCCTTTTTCTCCTCCGGGTCTCCTTGCTTGGCTGCAAGCCTTGCGGGCGCCTGCTGAGCTCCCGGAACCTGCGGCCAGGCGCATACATCGTGCCAGTCCGCGTATAGGGAAAGCAGACCGTCAGCAGACAGCATGGGTTTGTCCGCAGGCCGGTATATGTATTCGCTGTCAGCACAGCAGGAGGGCCAATACATGAGCCGGGACGCCTCAAACGTGGAAGGGTCAGCCAGCTCAATACCAATGAGCGCCGCGACTTTCCGGGTAATAGGCTCATATTCATCAGCGGTTACGGTTCGGTCGATGGGAATGAGGATCCGCAGCCGCGGCGCTGCCTGGCAGTGCTTGCGGGTAGAGTACACACAGTACCCACAGCCCAGAGCCTCGACACGCCGCAGTACATCCTCTGTGCCCCCCGCGGGGATGTGATCCAGGTCAAGGGTCAGCACGTCACGCCCGGCCACGGCGTTGGCCTTGCGGCGAGCACCGATAAGGCGCCCTGCCACAAAGCCGCCGACGTCCTTGAGATCGTCCTGCCGAGGCTTCGGCATACCCATGTACTCCGCCAGCATCTCCGTACCGCGGGCCGGTACCTGAAGCTTGGCGTAAAGTTCTGAGAGCATAAGTGTTTGAGGCTGCCAGCTGGTGGCCCTCCGGCTCGCGCCGGCGGAGATTGTGATTTGTCGGTCGTATGTAAGCACTTGGAGTGATCACTCCTTTACAGTTGGAGAATTTTGTAATATAATCATTTAAAAAGGAGGGTGTTTATGGAAACCATGTTTGAAGACATTATTGAGTACCCCTTGAATGTAAACTGTCTTAAGAAAAATTGGGTAATTGAAACGCTATATTGCCAGTATCAAAAACAACAAAACGGTTTTTTCAAGACTCTTGGAGTAAACATCTGTGACAATGGGAGTGGCGATAGTACTTGTGAAGAATGTAAAAGTTTAGCGCGTAAAAAGATAGAAAATATTTTTAATGGGGCTCGCTAGAGCTTCTTCTTCAATCCTTTTTAAAGAATGGGTTAACCCACCCATCGGCGTTCAGAGGCAGACCAGGCGCCCAGGGGATGGGCTGGGACATAATGTCGATTACTGTTTCAAGACTGGCCAAACCAGCGTGGGCCTCAATGACCACTTCATCGTGGACATCGAATACGATGCGGTACCCGGCGTCTTCCAGACGGAGCATCGCGTCGAACAGGCAATCGCGGGCAATGGCCTGAACGCAGTTTTCCGTGAGTTTTCCGCCGTATGTCTCCACGACCTCCCACTTTTTTGTGGTCTGGTTCATGCCGTAATATGCGATGCTCTCACCACCCCACTGATTGACGCCAAGATGGGGCTGGACGTAATACAGCTTGCGTCCGCTGGGCAGACGTATGGTCAAGAAGTCCTGACCGTTGGCGGGATCACACTCCCGGGCAAACATAAGCCCCCGGACACCCACTGGCCGCCTCGTATTGATGGCTTGGATGGCAGCGTTTTGGATGCCATACCACAGATCAACAATCCGCTTATTAGCAGAGCGCCATCGGCTTACGATGTCGGACAGCTCCTCTTCTGCCAGCCCCATAGTGAGAGCCCCCATCTTGACCAGCGCACCGGTGCTTCCCTGAAATCCGAGGGCGAGCGTGGCCACTTTTCCCTTTTGCCGGAGCGCATATTCCGGATTACCCTTTTTGATGAGCTCCAGCGGCGTGCCGAACATTTGGGACGCCGTGGCTTCGTAGATCTTGCCGTGGGTACGGAACACTTCCAGCACCCACTCTTCACCAGCAAGCCATGCGATGACACGAGCCTCAATGGCAGAGAAATCGGCGTCAATGAGGGTCATGCCGGGGGCGGCGATAAAAGCTGTGCGGATCAGCTGGGAGAGGGTATCCGGCACGCTGCCGTAAATCAACCGCAGGGCATCCAACTGTCGGTCTTTGATCAGTCTTCTGGCCAAGGGCAATAACTCTGCGGCAATGTATGTACGGGGGAGATTCTGCACCTGCACCAGCCGCCCGGCCTCTCTGCCTGTCCTGTTTGCACCGTAGAACTGCAGCAGGCCGCGCACACGGCCGTCAGCGCATACCGTTGTTTCCAGAGCGTTGTACTTCTTGGTGCTGGTCTTCCCAAGCTCCTGCCGGATCTCCAGCACGCGCCGCGCGGCATCGCTGCTAATGTCCTTGCCAAGTAGGTCGGTAACGGTTTCCTTGCGCAGATCCGCGATCGCTTCTTCGGTCTCGGTCTGCAGCCACTTAGATAACTGGGCCACACTGTTGGGGTTGTCCAGACCGGTAAGTTGCACGGCCTCGGCCATGAGCTCAGTGCGGACCGTATCGCCGCACCAAAGGGCTCCGTCCACCATTGCAAGATCCACGGCGACGCCCCTGGTGTTGATGATCTGATCGGTTACCCACTGCTTTTGCACTTCCACGGGCACCGGGAAATTGGAAAGGCGGCGCTCGATCTCCATTTCGGTCACTACATCCTGCGTGTTATAGGTTTTAAACAGCATCCACCGCTCAGGGTCATGGTAGGGCAGGTTGCGGGTCCGGTTGCCGTTGGTTCTTGTAGATTTGCAGGGGATGCAGAAATAGCGGATCAGCGCCTTGCCCATCGCCTGCTTCTGCTTATCAGCCGGCAGACCCATGGCTTTTCCGGTGGCCTCCAAGCTGTTGGCAAAGCCACAATAGAGGCCGTGGAGCATGGTGCATTGCCATTGGGGCAGCCAGGCTTCGGGTGGGTAGTTTGCGTTATTGCGTAGGCTGAAATATTTTGACAGACAATACCACTCGAAGGCGGCATTGTAGGCATGCTTAACGGTATCCGGATTAAACAGATGCGCCGTAACCGTTTCCGGAAGATACCGATCCTGAGTCAGATCCACCACCTGTACTGGCGAACCATCCAGAGACCAGGCAAAGAGGAGGACCTGAAAGTCCGGGCTCTGGACGTATTTATAGAGCCCGGACTTGCCAAGATCGACCGAAGAATAGGTCTCAATGTCTATGGATAAATGATGCCGTGTCATGGCTTACATGCCCATAATAGGCATGCCGGTAAATGGGTTGATGTTGCTGGGTTGAGGGTACGCGGGCGCTGCAGGCTGGGGATAGGCAGATTGTACAGGAGCCGCCGTCGGATACCCATAAGGAGGTGCGGGAGCATACTGTGGCGGATATTGCGGAGCTGCTTGCTGCGGATAGCTAGGCTGTTGGGGGTACACAGGTGCAGCCGGAGCGCCGAAGGCTTCCGCAGCAGATACGTGGCTGGCAAGAGGCTCACCGTCTCTGGTTTTCTGGACGCCGTTCAAGCCGCAGCCGATACCCTTTTTTCCGGAATTGCTATAGGCAAAGAAGTTGACGCTAACCCGGCCGTACATGCCGCTATAGATCTCGGACTGCTGAAGGATGGGTTGGACGTTCTGGTCCACTACAAAAGGCGCATTTTTGCTTGAAGCGGTAAATACCCAATGCCCGCGGCACTCGGCACCGAAGGCCTGACCATCGCTGGGGCGGGCGCCGTCGCCGTCATGGACGCAGATAGCAGGCTGAGGCGGACGGACACCATTCCAGCATTTGGACACCCCCGCATCAATCGCGGCTGCGATGGCGGCGTCAATCGCGGTCTTGGTCGCAAAATCAGACTTGGGTACTAATACGGTGGTGCTGTATTTGGCTTCCGCGCCCTGCTGCCGGGCGACGGCCTGAAACAGGTTGGTATAAGAAAGGCGAACCTCGCCGGTGGTAACAGTGGAAGTATTCATATTTATTTTCTCCTTTTTGTTTTTTGAATTTGTAAAATTAAAGCGGCCTACAAGCATATGCCCTTCTGTCATTTGGTCTATGTAATATTCAGAGATATCTCCCATGACGGATTACCCATTATTTCCGAAGGCTACAGCTGCGGCATTGTATGGAGGGCGTTTGTCATCTTCGGGCGCCAGTGTGGGCTTGCCGGGTTGTTTTAGGACGTAACTCTCGGCCACTTCACCGAATAGCTTTTTGCCAAGTTCCTTCTCCAGTGCCGGAGGAGTCAGCGGATTACGCACCCACAGCAGTGCGGGATCTACACCGGCCGCGGTAATTGCGTCGAAGGCGGTGTCTTGATTGTTCCACAACCGGCTTCCACGGCCTTCCACCAGCTTCCAGCCTGGGATCTCTTTGCCGGCCAAAATGGCGTTCTGGGCGTATTCTTTGATGCTGTTGTACCAATCCACCAGCGGGGCGCCGCGGCGGAGAACGTCGCTTACTTCTGCGTCGGTAAGTACCGGGGGCAGGGAACGCTTGAAAGCTTCGAGAGCCAGGCTGTTATTGGCTCGCACCCGGCAGGTTGGCCGTACCTTACAGAAGCGGCACCAGTCGCCTGCGTGCTGTTCCCCGGTGCCGGCCAAAGCTTCGGAAGCTCTTGGCTTAACGACCTCGGCTCCCCACGTCTCGAGTTCCGCACGGGAGATCTCCCAGTTAGTCACGCTGTTTAACCTGGGCTGCACGATGGTCATTCTGACGATCTGTATGGTGCTGCCGTAAATAGGGGCGAACAGGGCGAGGGCACCTAAAGCATACATTTTCATCTGGGGGTTATCTTCGGCTGCAACCGGGACGCCTTTCCCGTTCTTATAGTCGGTTACCCACAGGACGCCGCCGCCGATCTGAATACAATCGGCCGTGCCTTCCGCTGGTCGGGTTGGATCGTCCTCGTCCTTTTCTCCTGTGATGGCCCCGACAGGGACCGCACATTCCAGAACAGTGCAGGGTGAATGCTCAAATGACATGGCGTGTTCAGTCAGCACATCTATGTAGGTGTCGGTGTTCTCCTGCATCTCTTCCTGGTACCGAGGATCCTCTTTCAGTTTCTTCATGGCGCTGTTGAAGGCCCTGGCGCTCATTGGCTCCGTGAATTTCTTGCGGGCCTTGAGTTCTGCGATAGAGTGAGCTAGGCGCCCGACCTCGGCGTCCTCACTGGTGGTCTCCGGAACGTGCTCACCCAGCCGAACCGAGGGCGGGCAGTTTAGCCACTGCTTGGCTGAGGAAGGGGACAGCAGTGCGTGCTTTTCAGGCGTAGGCATCTCAGATCCTGGCCCCCATTCCACGCAGTGCTGTTGCGAAGGGCCCCAGCTGGTCAGGCTTTAACTCGGTCACAGCCTGGACACCGTACTGATTCAGCAAGCCAAACAGCTGCGGCATAATCCCCGGGTTACTTTCAACAAGGGCCGCGCCGGCATTTGCCACCCGTTCGATGGTGTAGGCTGGAGCGGGAGCTGTGGGGACTGCTGCGGGCATGGGTGCCGGAACAACATTACCCTGCGGCTGCGCTACAGTTGCAGGAGTCTGATAGGGGGCAGTAACTACGGGGGCGGGGGCAGCCGCATGGGTAGGGTTTACGGGAGCTGCCTGCAGAGGCGCCACTGGAATTACCGGATGCGGCATGGGTGCCGGTGCCGCTTGCGGGATATAGGGGCTGCTGATTGCCGTAGGATATTCGGAGGGTGGAGTAAGCAAGTGCCCGACTTCCGGTGCGCCCGGCAGTGCCGCGAACAGGTCGCGGATAGTGGTGAAGACTTCGTTTGCGTGGTCGCCGGCGATGGTGAGTGTGATCATGATTTTTTATCCTTTCATTTTTAAACTTTCATAGATGGTTTATTAGGCTTGTATATGTTCAGCCCGATTTTGATATCATCTTTGCCCACAGGCTGATTACCTTCCGTGCTGGCAACGACAATTGATTTGCCGGAGCTGGATGGGCCGAAACTTTGTGCCAGGTCAACCTCAATGAGTAGCTTGGCCCCTTCGATTTTTATGCTAACATTCTTCATTCTGAAGCTCCTCCAATTTCGTTTTTAGATGCTCCGCGCAATTGCGGCAGACGCCGACGCCATCAATGGTCAGCAGATCTTTTGTGCTACCACAGATCACGCAAGAGGCGTTTACGGGGGATACAAGGACGCCGCCGGGCACCGCTTCTATGTTCATGGGATCTCCCTCGGTGATGCCCAGGCCGCGACGCATCTCCTTTGGGATAACAATCCTGCCGAGATCGTCAATTCGTCTCACAAATTCCTTCATACTTGACAATTCCTTTCAAAAGCCATACAATGATGGTGAGTTATTTTTCCTTGGCCGTTTCGTCTGTTGCAGAGACGAGGCGGCCTTTTATTTTTCTGTGCGGCATACTTCCTCGACTACGGCCAGCGCGGCCAGCTCCACAGCACATCGGCAGGCATCGTCACTTACCAGCAGATAGTCATTGAGTCTTTTAATGTGCCCTTCCGCTGCCAGGAGGAGCTGACGCCAGACCATGCCGGGCTGCAGGCCTCGTTCGTATGTCTTTGCAATTGCCAGGTCAAAAGTGTCGTAGATCAGCGGATCATATTCATTCGGTAAGTAAACAGGTTTATTTACTTCCGGATCTGATGGTGATAGTTGCTGACTATCAGGCGCAATCTTCTGCGCCATAGCGGCTTCGACCTTCTCTTTTACCACTGCCGGCAGCGCATCGATGCTGGGTACCTTTAACGCCATTGGTTTGTCCTCCTTTTCCTTTTTCACCCGGCCCAGCGTCGGCAGACCATGCGCTTTGCGCCACGCCCATACGCCACCGGCGGTCACGCCGAATACTGCCGCGATATCTACGTCACTCTTGCCTTCGTCATAGAGCCCGCGGGCCTCGGCGTCGTTAATTTTTCCGCTCAAACTTTTTGCCTCCTTTTTGTTGGATTTGGATATTCCAAGAATTAGATCAATTTCTGAAACACGGCATAGGTTAAGCTCCGCGAGTACTTTCCGCTGCCGAACTGGGTTCTTTGACTGCCGATAGTTAGTGATGATTTCGCCCGGCGTCATCTCCATTTCTTTGCCTCCCTTATGCCGGTGCCAGGAACAGACCAGCCAAGTCCTCGTCTCCGGGTTTGATGCTGCCGAACTCCTCGCCTACGCTGCGGCAGATAAAAAAGTCACCGACAAGTACATCAATAGGGCGGCGACCATCTTTGTAGAGTACGCGGTTGGCAGGCTTGTCCTTCAGCTTGCCTTCCTCGTCGCAGACGAGTACCAGGTTATCGGTCAGCCGGACGGTCTCTATGTAGCCACCTACCACATCCTGCATCGCTTCCAGGGTAGGCGCTATAAATTTTATAGCCGGTTCACACCCGGGCTTGTACAATAAAACTTTCACGTTTTGCTCCTTTCTTTTTTCGCGCACAGCATGGGCCTATATATTTCTGGGGACTCGGCTCGATCCGGGAGATGTTCCAGCGCTTGCCGCAGCGCGAACACAGACGATAGCGCTTCATGAGGTAGCCTCCGTCTGCATACGCCAGCTCGCGGCCTTTGCTTCGGCATCAGCTTTGTTGCGGAAAATGCGCCCGTCGTAGAAATCATCCAAATGATCCGCTTTGCAAAACGGTTCTGATTGGGCTACAAAAAGTCGGCAACCGGTACATTTTTGATAGGCAATATTGGCCGAGTAAGGGCAATTGTCACAGTCGCAGTGTACGCAGTAAACAGTTTCACCTTCCTCGGGCGGGATCCGTGCCTCCAGCTTCTCCACCAGGTTGGCCAGGTCAACCAACGTCTGACAGCCAGCGCAGCGGTCGTCCATCTCTTCCTGGTCCTCGATCACATGCGGCCAGTGGCAAAGCTTGTCGCAGATCTCCGCGCAGATACGGTCAAGCTCGGTGTGAGTGGGTTCGGTCATGATTCGGGCCCCCATTCCTCCAATTTGCGGCTCCCTGCGAATACCCTCAGCTCACCTTCAGCTGAATGCCTTTCTCTACATTTGTGCGTCCAATTCGGGACGCTGTAATTACTGGTATAGCTTGACCCGGCATCTTCAGGACGGATAGATACAACCCGGAATTTGCAATCGGCCAGACTTTGTTGCACGCGCAAGACTTTTCTTTTGCTCTTTGACCAATACTGAATTTCATTCATGCCTTTGCGCCTCGCCCAGCATCATACGGTCAAACGCTTCCTCTCCCTGCACCATGCGGTCAAACGCTTCCTCGGTACTGGATAATACCGCAGCTAGGTACCCGTACGCCCTCGCTTTTTCCGGGCTTGTCCAGTTGCTACCCATCGCCAGTAAGATTTCGTCATTCAGATGTTTAAATGCTTGCCTGACATCGCGGCAAAGGCCGGTCTTCCGAATCGGCATCTCCTTCTCAGCTTCAGCGATCGCGGCTTCAAATTCAGAATTGACCGTAATCGCCAGCTTGCCCTGAGCGGCTTTGCATTTCGGAATTGTGATACCGAGCTGGGAGCGCTTTGCGTGGATCTCCGAAACGGGAACATCAAAAAATTTGGCAATTTCCGCGTTGCTGAATTTCCGCATATCTGCATCCTCTGCGAAGCACATCTGTTTAAGCTCGGCGATTTGGTGGTCTGTCCATTTCATGGTGTGGTTGCTCCTTCCATGTAATTAATTACGTTATTTGCGTATTCGCTCTTTCCGGGCTTCCCAGAGTTATAACAAGTCAGCGCGTCCTCCAGATTGTACTTGGATAGTAGCTCGGCGAGAAATGAGCACCCCACTCTAAAGTTTCCCGCCGGATCCATGAGATCCTCCACGCCAAGCTTGTCCATTCTGTCAGCGTGCCAGCGCTCCTGTATCTGCATATAACCGACGCTGCAGCCATCATCTCCGGTGACATTACGGAACTCTGTTTCCTGCTTTATGACGGCCAGAGCCAGCTCATAGGGTATTCCGGCCTCTTCCGCTGCGGTGTGTAAGTAGTCCTGCAGGTCGTAGCTCAGAGGAATATCGTCGCGCAGGTATCCTTGCTCGATCAGTGCCGCCTCGATTTTGCTGCTCTCGTCCGGATCCTTACCCACAGTCTCTGCCGGGAGCTTGTCCACGATAACTGAGGGCTGAGCAGCGGCTTGTGGCACCTCTGAACCCCACAGCGCATCAGCAGTGGCGGAGGTCACCACCCATAAGCCAAGGCAGAGGGCGACGAGAATCAGCTCGCGCCAGTCGCGGCGGATTAGGCGGATCATGATACCCTCCTTATTTTCCCATACCCATCGGGCGAGGAAGTGGGGCACTCACCGCCTGCTGAAAAGTAATTAAGCGCCGTGTCAAGATCTACGAGCTGCCTTCGCCCGTTTAGAATGTGTGGGATTTTTCCTGTTTTAATAAGTCGGCGTACAAGATAGGTCGAGACGCGACTACCAGGATCGAGTTTTTTGAGCTCAGAAGCAACTTCCTGAGCCGTGCGCATGCGCGGGATAGGCATTTTTGCGGCCTCCTTTCTTTCAAAAACCTATTTATTGGTCAGTGAATGTGCTATTATCAGGCACGAGATCTTTCGGGTTTACCCCAAGCTGTGCCGCGAGCTTAATGATGGTTTCAAGAGACGGGGATTGACCGTTTTGCCACCCGGTAACATTGCTCTTACTCATGCCAGAGGCCAGAGCTACGGCGCTAGGACTCGTCCCAAGGGAGGTGCACAGCCTTTTCAGATGGTCATAGAACAAAAATATCCCTCCTTCCGTACTTTTCTGTTGACAAGTACGGAAAACTGTACTATATTGTAGGTGTCAGCCAACTAAATATATGTACTGTATTCCGTGCTTCTACCATTCATAGTAGTACTGATTATCGTACATGTCAAGCACAAAGTACGATAGTCCGATCGATTCGGCATTCCGTACAATTATGAGGTGCGCTTTATGTCAAAAATGTACAGTATCATTGAGGGACTTTGCACAGCCAAAGGCATCACAGTTGGTAAGATGTGTGGTGCTCTTCATGTCAGCCGCGGTATGCTTAGCGACCTGAATAATGACCGCACAGAAGAGCTTTCCCCAAAAACAGCCAGAAAGATTGCGGATTATTTCGGTGTATCCGTTGACTATCTCTATGGTTATGAGCAAAATGCGCAAAAAGAAACGCCCACCCTTACAAAGAAGGATGAGCGTGATATTGCCCGCGATCTGGAAGCCATCATGAACGAAATGGCGCAGGGCGGAGATATGATGTTTGATGGCAACCCTATGTCAGAGGAAGCAAAAGAGAGTATTATGGCGGCAATGAAATTAGGGCTCCAAGCCGCAAAAGTAAAAAACAAGGAACGGTTTGCTCCGAAGAAATATAGAAGGTAGTAGGCATGGATATTAAGAGACTCGCATCAGCGCTTTGCAAGCACTACAAAACTCATGATCCTTTTAAAATCGTGGATGCATTAGGTTACCAAACTGTATTTGTGCCATTAGTGGACGTGCGCGGCTTCTATCAGCATGTTAAGCGGTGTCATATTATCTATATTGATGATGTGCTGGAAGAGCGCCAGGCTCGCTTTGTATGCGCCCATGAGCTGGGGCACACCTTGATCCACAAAGGAATGAATCGTATTTTTATGGATACCAGGACACACATGGCCACAAGCCGTTACGAGAAGGAAGCTGACCGTTTTGCGGTTGACCTACTTTTTGACGACCGTGATTTGCATGAATATCTGGGGTTCTCCACCATAGATGTGGCGAACCACCTCGGTATCAGCTTTGAGCTTGCTAAGTATCGAATGGGAAGTATTAACTTATATGGTAGAGCAAAAAATTTTACCCCGTAGATGGAAGAGAAGTACAAATATGATATAGTAATCCAACTATAGGAAGCTGTAAATACGGAGAGAAGGTATTGTAGATGGGCGCTTATGGTTCGCCTGAAAACTTAAATTTTATACGTGAGAAGCCTTCAAGGCAATCCACAGTTGGAAAACCAATCGGGAAGTCTTGGTTGTTTTACTATGTCATTGCAGGCATAATCTTTTTTGCTGCCTGTATTTTGCTAGATGATGGGAATAGAGCGAGGGGACTATCCTGTGGAATGATACTATTTGGGGTCACTGCTTTGTCTTTTGGGGTAATATTCGCAATTGTTCATGCTGTAAGAAAGCAGGGGAAAAGTTGGGCGAAAAAAATGATCACTCTAAGTGCAGTAATTTTTATCGTGGGCGTTATTGCTTTGGGTGTGAACTCGGTTGATTCAAATTATCCTGGAAGCGAGGACGCATCCGCAAAGGCCGCGTTAACGTCTCCCGTCGATTATAAGGCATCGTGCTCTTCTTCAATTACCTATGACGATGCCGCCAGAACACCGGATAAATATTCCGGAACTAGAGTGCACTTTAAGGGCGAGGTTATCCAGGTCATGGAAAACAACGGAGACAACGCATACCGAATAAACGTAACCGAAGGTCAATACGAAAACTGGTCAGATACGATATATGTGAAATTCAGTTTGCCGGATGGAGATTCAAGAATTCTCGAAAATGATAATGTAGATATATACGGAGAACTGAATGGGTTACAAACTTATAAAACTGTATTTGGCTCAACAGTCACCGTCCCATTTCTCAACGCTCAGTATATTGATGCCATAGAAAAATAAAGAATTGCGCCTTGCCTGCATCACCGGAGAGACGTAGGCATAAAAAATCCGCCCCCGGTACTCGCGATACCAGAGGCGGAAAAGAGCACGGACCCGGTCACTACACCAAGGCACCATTGCGCCCACATTGTACCACAAAGGGCGCGGAAAGGGAATGGCATTTATGGCTTACTACACAAAACGTGGAGCCACATATCTTATACGTGCGTCTGTCGGCTATCGTGCTGACGGAACGCAGGTCGAGCGATCGAAGACGTGGCGGCCGGATCCAAAGCTGACGCCTACGCAGCTCGAAAAGGCGCTTAACAGGCAGTGTGTTTTGTTTGAGGATCAATGCAATTCCGGCGCGGTCAGAGATGGCCACATTAAGCTGGAGTTATTTATCGATCAATACTTTATTGAATACGGGGATATGGCGCTTCGAGAACGTACTAGGGCGAGTTATACCGGCATGAAGCCCAGAGTCAATACCGCACTGGGTCACATTTATTTGGACAAGCTTACACCACGCCAAGTAAAAGGTTTTATTAACAATATGGGGGAGGACGGATTGAATAGCAGGACAGGCGGAAAGCTTGCGTCTAAGACAATTCAGAACTATCTGACCTTTTTATCTGCCGTGTGTTCATATGCCATAAAAATGGAAATGATCCCTTCAAACCCATGCGCCAATGTTCAGGTTCCAAAAGATATGAAAAAGCGAAAAGTGTGGTACACACTAAAGGAAACACAGAAGATCCTCGACAGTCTTCAATCCGCACCCACAATGTACCGCACCATTTTGATCCTCGCCATATTCTGCGGATATCGTAGGGAAGAGTTATGTGGCTTGGAATGGGGCGATATTGATTTTAAAAGAAAGCTCATTACTATTCAGAGAGCTTCACTATATACACCGGATAAGGGGATCTATACTGATACCACCAAAAACGAAGGCAGCCAGCGTGTGGCGAAGCAGTCCGATGTGGTTATGCAGGCGCTGCGCAAGTGGCGTGCGGAGCAGGCAGAGCAGCGGCTGAAGCTGGGCGACAGGTGGCATGATTGTGGGCGTGTCTTTACGGGAACGGAAGGAAAGCCGATCCATCCCAATACGCCCTATACGTGGCTTAGCCGTCATTGTGAGAAACACGGGTTGCGCTTTTTAGGTTTGCATGCTTTTCGGCATTTTAATGCCGCAGCCCTGATCCGAGCTGGTGCCGATGTGAAAACAGTCTCCTCGCTGCTTGGCCATATGCAGACCTCTACAACCCTTAACACCTATGCCTATGAGTTCGCAGAGGCGCAGGCCGCAGCCAGCGAGGCAGTATCTGACCTGCTGACAGGCAAGCTTAAAACTGAAACAACGGACAAACAACGGACAAAACGAAAAAAACGAGCGTAA